ATCTATAATTTGAATAAACTTAAAGGGTCGGTCATTAAAATTAGTAATGCAAACCAGAAGTCAAACTAAAATTGAAAAATACAAAGTGAATATAGATTTTGATGGTGCGAGCGCCGCATGGAAATCTAATAAAAAATCAATAGGTAATGGTCAATACAAATATATTTACCAAAATCATAGTGCCACTTTCATAAAAAATGAAGATTATTCATCCTCTTTTCTCTCTCTGAAATAATCCATTATATCTTCTTTAAAAATTTCGGACATATTTTCAGTTGGAACAAGTAGACCTCTATTATCGTAAGTTAAATGTTCCTTCGGAGAGTATTTATTATTCATCAGCACTTGCCATCGTTCAGTATATTTCCTATTTTTTTTTGATCCATGAAAGTGATGACGAATAACTCCTGGTACATAACCTAATCTTAAACCCTTTGCTTTTTTTTCGTACTCTAACATGCTATTATTGTAATCATCGTGATAATTCTCATTTGTCATGCAGTAACATTTATTTATGAACGAAAGAGCCATAACATTGTCTCCGGAGCCTAAAACACCTTTATCATATAAACCTCCTAATTTTTCATAAGCTTTGCGAGTAATAGCCCAAGCATAACCAGGGTGCCAATAATCCATTCCGCGACCAGTATAGTTTTTACCCTTTGAATAGCTAAACCCAAAGCCATTAAATAAATTCAAATTTGTTCCTTCTCTAGACATATCTGAGCAGTGACTAAATAACTGAACAACGTCTTTGCAACCATTCAATATTTTCAATGTATCTCTAGCCCACGTAAAACTTTCAAACTCAATATCTGCGTCTACCCAAGCAAATGCTTTATATTTTTTGGGTAGTAAGTGCTTTACGCCTAAATTGATCATATTTTCTTTATGCCAAATTGGCGTTTTACATTTTATTTGTAAATGGTTTTTATTTTTTTTATCAGTAATAATATACCTTTGATCATCATAAATTAATTCTACAATATACAACTCTACATTATCTTCTTCCTCCTCAATTCTCTTTATGAACTCTTTTAGCAAAATATATCTTCTCGCATATAAGCAAGGATTTGAAATTACAACTATAAGATTAAGTTTATCCTCAATAGGATCATTATTTTTTATGGCATATTTTATATCATTTATTTTATAGTTAATGTTATCTATTTCGATTCCATTAATAACAGTCATGGAGATTATACTATATTATATTATTAAAAATTTAAATTAATAATGTAACGAATTTAACCAAGTTCACACGCCGTCATTCTCATATTTTTCAATAAGTAGCCAATTTTATAGTTATTTTTTTTTAAATTTAACTTTGCTAACAAATTTTCTGAACACTCAACACTATCTAACATACTTTTTGTTTTATAATTTTTTTCAATAAATGAGCAAAAACTTTCTAAATTCTTATTTGTTTTTTTAAATTGCAAAAGAGAAAAATTATTTTCGTCACACCAGCTCAAAAAACCAGAGTAATTGTTGAAAAGAATCGAAGTTAAAATATAATACGCTAAAACACTTGTATTTTCTTTGTACAAAATATCACGTGAAATAACACTTGTTTTATTTTTTGAATATAAATCATTATATCGCAGTCCCATAAATGCAAGCGTTTTAACCATTTGAAAAAACCCAAATGATCTTTCAAAATATAAAAAATTTTCAGCATTTTCAAGAAATTCTACCTTATCAGATTTATTACCCATTGCAAAATAACTGCAAAACAAACTATTCATTAACTCGGCCCAAAATTCAGCATATGCTTCAAATAAATTTACATTTACGTTCGATTTCACAGGAAAAATATCTAGAATACGTTTTGTAGCTTGCTCAACATTCATATCTGAAAAATCAAGTGCAAAATTATGAAAGGTTTCGTGAATAAACACCTTGAACCACTCTTCTTTGCGAAATATTACTATATCAGACACTTTTGGACATGTTGTTGTGTATGCTGTATTTACATTATTCTCATTTAAAATGCTGATATTTGAACTTGGCAATATTTTTTTAAGACTTGTAAAATATAAATAAACTTCCAGTTCTTTTGAGCATTCTTTTGACGAATAATCATTTATAATATACAACCACATCAACATTCTATCTACATAGCTATGATATGTTTCAATATTATCATTTATCTTTTGATCTTCCACAATAAATTTAAACTTTATATGTCTTCCAAAAAGAGAAAAAACATATATGAGCAAATATGTGGCATTCTCATCTATATGATTTCTTATTTTTTCAGGAAAAGATTTATCTGAGTAAAGTCTCGGTTTGGGTATTTCATTTACATTATTTATCCGCGAAACTTTGATATTATAAAAATCTATCAACTTTGTGTTTTCTTTCAAAGAATTTATATAAATGTCTGCATCTCGAATATCATTATATAACTTCAGTAATGACTTATCCGTTTTTTTTGTATGATTTACCTCTTTAATGCAATTTTTTTTGGATAAAAACTCCATTATTATTTTGCTAGTTTCAGTAATTTTCATCTTTCTATATTATCATGTTATATTTTTATATCCTAATTATACAAAATCTTAACCAAAGTTCCCTACATCTCAATACAAAATTTTATGCATTTTTTAATTTTTCGCGTATCATCATTAAATTATCAAACGCAACTGGTGGTTTTCCTCTAGTATGATGCATCAATTTTGCATTATTTGTAGCCAATAATAACACTTTCAAGTCATCATTTTGACTAAATTTAGCATATTGTGCATCATACATCTCTTTTTCACATCGTTTTCCAAAAAAGTCCGCATCAATCTCAACCTCCTTTGGTCTTATTAATTCTCCTTTATACTTTCCACTTTTTCCTCCCGCAGCCTTCGCAATTTCGGGACTTTTTGATAAGTCTGTCCCCGACTCCAGAGAGAAAGACAGATAAAACGCAGGATTTTCTCGTTTAAATTTAGATGCCTGATAGTAATTTTCTACACTGGACCATTGTTTACCATCTACTAAAAATGGCTCTACCCAAAAATTAGAAAGTTTTCTACGCCAGTCAGGAATAATAGCCAGAGAAGAGAAATCCTTTAAACGATCGCCCGGTATTTTTTCTCCCGCTCCTTTACCAGGAAGAGGTTTTGATGCAGACTTCGAATAAAATACAAAAATAATATTATCGTCATAAATACCTCTAATTTTAGCTTCGGTCAAGTCTTCATAAGTTACGCTCTCGCTTATCGCATTTCCAAGACCTTTGAAATTCTTGAAATCCGGGATAAGCGCGAACGGCCCAGAGTTTTTTTCCATACATTTATCTGCAATCATTCGTTTAATATCATATGGCAACTCTTTAAAGTCAAAAATCAATTTTTTCTTGTAGCCAATGAGCGTATAGTGCCAACCTAAAAATTCCGCAATAACATAGTAGTCTGGTTTGAACTCTCCTTTGTTTTCAAGAATGCTATCATTCAACTGACCACATTGCAAGACATTATTCAAATCTTTTGAAGTATAAGATTCTTTAGAGAGAAGAATAAACTTTATATTTAATATGCGCTCTAATGTCGAAATTGCCCACGTTTCAGCCCAAAAATCACAACTTCTTATTTTTTTTTGAAACTTTTCCAAGGTGTCTACATCTTTCATAAATCGATATTCTTTCAAAATTTCTGATGTAACCTTTTTTTCTTGAACAAGTCTATCATGTTGATCTTTTATTTTTTTTCCACTATCAGTGAGTTGTTTTTTTTCATTTCTATCCAAAACTGAAGCATAACGTATCTTTATATCGGCATATTGTTTTTCGAGAATCTTTATATCATTTGTATCCTTTACTAGTGCTGCCTGATACATATCATAGTGTTCTTTGTAATTCAAAAACGTTTTTTCATCTGCTTCATCCGATAACCTTTTACGTATTTTTTGCACAGAAGTTTGTTGTGCTATTTGAGAGAAAGCGTCACGAATAGTTGCAAAAAGACAATCACCTCCCCCCTCATTGTCTACTATACTATAGTTTTTATTTTTCATAAATTTATTTATCCAATTATCAGCTTTATCTTCCTTATATTTTTCGCGAATATCTTTCGCTTCAAGTTGTCCTTCTTCGCGCAAATTTTTAGGTACAGGAACTCCTTTTGTAAGAGTAAATATATCTTTTCTATGATCGGGAATTTCTTCGACTATAACTGGTTCTTCAAGTTCAATTCTTTCCTCTTCCTCTTCGTCAACTTCCTCTTCGTCCTCTTTTTTTTTGAGAGAAGTTTCGGGAACAGATCGATTTTTTTCCAAGAATTCTTTTGTGGCAAACTTATAAATAAGAGGATCATTAAGATTTTCAACTTTTATATTATTTTCCTCATCCATTAAACTCATAAATGAAATAGATTTTATTTCATAAACACCTATTTGAACGACCTTATTATTACGTTTCACTAAATAAATTGGAAAATAAATAATGTCTTGATCCTCGTAAGTATTTTTTGCGTTACCAATTGCAATAACAATTTCAATTCCGTGTACATCAATTTGGTATAAATTAGCTTCTATACTTAAATCTTCTGGATCTACACTTTTTAATTCTGGATAACTTACGTTGCTATCAATTTTAGATAAGACCATTGTATTATGAAAAGATTATATATTTAAACCTTTTAAATACCGAATTTAAATGAAATATTATATCGTTGTTTTTCACTTAATTTTGTTCGTTCTCCCAAAAATTTAAAATATTTATTTGCCAAAGCATATTGTTTTGATTTTTTACTTTGTAATACTTTTAGGCGAACTTTAAGTATCATACCTACCTGCCATATACGCTTATGTGTATATCTTTTACTTTTGTACAATTTTTCTAATTTATCAATAGTATTTTTGACATCTTCTAATGTTGTATATTTTATATGTATTGTATCTTTTGGATTTTTATCAATATATACATCAAATGATTTTTTAGGATTTTCTGGATTGAAAAAAAAATGTTTTTTTGTCTTATTTTTTGGAATTTTATATATCTTTTTTGTATTATATTTCATAAACTATATTTATATTTTATTTACAAATCAATAATAAGAATACTTTGTAAAGACATCTACAAAATTTACCAGAAAATAAACTTCTTCATAAACTTGTCGGTCTTTAATTCATTCATATAATGCCACAATTGCTTTCTTCTATACACTTTTGCGCCATTTTCAGAGTTGCCTTCAAACATAACAATCGCTCCGATTACATCTAGCCTCTTACCTTTAGCATTTCTAATTTCTTTTATTAAGCCGTAATATTCGCATATTTGTAAAAGCTGCTTTATAGTATAATTTTCATCATAATCTGTAATAGTTGCATACATATCATCAATTTCCTCTTCATTATACATTTTTTCAGCTATTTTTATATCATTGAATTCGCTCATAAGATTGTCTATGTTTAATTGAGCTTCATCATGCTGTTCGTCTTTTTCTAATACAAATGTTATATTCTCATTTTTATGTTCTTCCATATAAAACTTATTACTATTAAAAAAGCACAAGGTTTAAATGATTATTTTACTATTTAATATCCACCTTTGAAAAAGGTGGAGCCAAAGAAAAACCCACCTTTGAGAAAGGTGGAGCAAAAGCAAAAACCCACCTTTGAGAAAGGTGGAGCAAAAGCAAAAACCCACCTTTGAAAAAGGTGGAGCCAAAGAAAAACCCACGAACCTCGCCCTTTCTGGCGCTATTAGTAAAAAATATTTTCATTAGTTTGGCTCCACCTTCTTCAAAGGTGGACTTACATCTCAATCATATCCATAAATTTGAAAATAGATTTATTCGATAAACTAGGATACATCTTCACCTTGCTATTTGCCAACTTAGTAACTATTTCTAAAACAGAGGAATCTTTAATTTTATATTTCTTTTCCAAATCATCATCCCCGTCAAATAAATTCTTGCTGTATAGTAGTGCTATATTTTCAGTCAACTCATCTACAATATTCTTTTTATTTTCTTCCTCGATAAATGTAACTAGTTGACTAAGAAGATTACAAAGAAGGGACTTCAAGTCATCATTTGTTATGATTCTATTTTTCATTAAATTTACGAAGAATGCGCTAAGAGCCTTTCTACTCTCATTATCTTTATTTACCTTGCAAAACAAGTCGTAGTCTTTATCAGCGTCGACATATTCAACATTATTGAATAGTCCAATGAAAGAGTCAAAGCAATTTGTAAATATTTCTTTCATTATATCGTATCTGTTTATCAAATCTGAATATAAATCAGCGTAGAGCTTTGAAAAGAATCTATTTGTTGATGCTATTTCAAAAATTATTTTACCGACACGCATCATATCCTCTCTTACAATACCCTCTTCCATTAAATTATCTAAAAGATAAAATATTTTACTTCTTATATCCGCGTAACTTTTTTCAGAAATTTTATTCAAATTTGATCGAATCAAATCTATTTGCGCATCCAGACCAACCTTTTGCTCAATTATTGTGGTCTGAAATGTCCTAAGAGCTTCCCAGTCAGAATCATTGACAACTTCAACACTCTTGTTACACTTTCTCTTTTTTCCAGACAAAGGCCCCAAAATATTGACAGACGACTTCAATGTATTCTCTTTCTTTTGAAAAATGGGGGTTTTTATGTATGAAGGAGTTCCTACTTCAAG